TCAGCAGGGACGGTGACGGCGGTGGCGGGATCGATGCGTTGTTCTCAGCCTCATGCACCGATGGGGCATAGTTGACCATGTACAGCTCGATCTGGTCGTTGCCCTTCGGCGTCGCCCGCAGGAGCAGACAGGACTGGTACTGCTGTGCACCGGGGCCGAACTGGTAGAGGGTCGGCTCCTCCGAGCTGCCATCGGAAATGTAGATGGCAGCCGCCTGCGCCGGCGTCAGGTCGGCGAGGACCATATGGTAGAGGTCAGGCCCTTGGGTGACCCGGAACAGCCCTTGGGACGAGCCGTCACGCGCCCGCAGCCCGACGTAGTGGTTCTGGCCCTCATACCACGCCAGCGGCTCGCTCGTGGTCAGCGTGCGGGTGTCCGGGTCATAGCTCACGATGCGACCGGAAAGGCCCCATTGAGGCATGTCGTGACTGATATCGATCCGATCGCCGTAGCGCGGGATGTAGCCCTCCATCTCCACCGTGACCGTCACAAACTTCCGCTGGTCGCGGTTGCAGGCCGTCATGTACATGCCTTCGCGGAAGGCTTGGGCTCGGTCAATCACACCCGTCAGCTGGACGTTCTTCGGGTTCAGCTTGGGGCTGCCGTCCAGCGCGCAGTCCACGGTCTGCGGCTGCCAGGTGTTCGGATTCGTGTATTCGACGACGACGTAATCAGGCGAGTCGTAACTGATGTAGCTGTAGTTGATCTGGAGCGATCCCTTGACGATGTTGTCGGGGGTCAGCACCAAGGTGGGCACGCTGCGCGGGGCGTCCCGGATCACCTCGATGACGCCGCCGAAGTTCATTGGCATCGCCCGGCCCACGCGCGCGATCTGGCTCACCGCGTCCCATAGCGAAACCTTGGTGTCGAAGACACCATCGTAGGTGTCGCCACGCTGGTCCCATGTCTGGGCAAGGGCCAGCAGGCCATCCAGGTTGAGGCGCTTGTCAGGCCATCCGCGGCCATAGGTCTGGTTGCGGAAGGCATCGGCGATAGCCCATGCCGGGTTGCGCGTCGGCTGCGGATCGCTCCATCGGGTGCCGTCGAACACCGGCAGCATGCGGGTCCCGATGACGTTGACCTGCCGCGACGTCGTGCCGTTGACCTGCGCGCCGGCCTTGATGACCATGGCCAGCATCGTGCAGTCGCCATAGCTGGCCTTGCTCGGCAGGTAGGCTTTCAGCCCCTGCCAGCTCATCGTATTGACGATTTGCCCGTCCTGGTCCTGTGGCTGATTCATGCGCAGCCGGACCTGATACCGCCCCTTGGCAACGTCGAAATTGTAGGACTCGAAAATCGGCTTCTCGCTGTCGCTCCACTTGTCCTGATTGATCAGGTCGAACCAGTCGCCGAGCACATTGCCTTCGTCGTCGATCAGCTGCGCCTGCGCCTGCCAGGGGCTGTTCGCGGTGCGCTTCTTGCCCTTGTCGTTGTAGCGGTACAGGCCGCCGGGCCAGGCGACGTCAATGCCGATGCGGTTGGTCTGGGTCTCGGGCGGATTCGTCACGAAGGGCCCGGACCACGTACCGCCATCGCTTGGCTTCTCCAACTGGATGCCGGCGACCGCATCGGAGCTGACCACGTTGTCAGGGAAGAGCGTGACTGTGCCGCCAGGCTGGATCACCTCGTACTGGACGTCAGAGAAGTCGTCTACCGAGGTTTCGCCGATGCGGATCGCTTCGATCTGCATCTGGCCCTGCGTGATGACGAAGAGCTGATACAGGTACTGGTCGTTCGAGCGGTAATCCGTGTAGGGCTGGGCCGCGAAGTCCGGGTAGATGCGAAAGCGTCCATACAGGACGGGCAGCGCTTCCATCAGGCGAGCCGTGTTGCCTTGGGCCTGGATCGAGTAGTTGGGGCTGGTGTCGCCGCGATTCTGGCCTGCAGGCGGTTTCGGTTGCGGCGTGACGGCATTGATGAGCATCGATCCGGCGATTTGAATGCCCGTTGCCGCTACAGCCGCTCCAAAGCTCGTTGCAAAGAAACCACTGCTTGCGATGGCAATGGCACCGGTTGCAATACCAGCTGTGAAAATGGTCAAAGCAATCAGCGCGAGAATCGCAAGGACTCGGCTACCACCTCCGCCGCCAGCCGGCGGGCACGCGATGACGGCCAGAACTTCGCCGTCCTTCAACGTGCGCTTCCACTCCGACTGGAGCAGGAAGTTCTTGCCATCCGTGGTGACCACGAACGGCTTCACGCGGCGCATCTTCCTGCCGCGACCGACGATGAGCCCCTGCTTACGTAGCTGGGTGTCGATACGGGTGCGGCTTCGGACGCGATGGATCTTCCGGCCCACTTGTGGCCTAGCCCAGTTCGTGATCTCGACAATCGTTGCGCTCATGCGTTTTCTCTAGGCAATAAAAAACCCCGCCGGAGCGGGGTTGGTTCAATGCAATTTCGGGCGTCTAATCTTTCGTTGGCGCCATACTTAACTCAGTCTCCACTCTGGCCCAAGCTGTAGAAAGTTCCTCATCATGGCCGCTCTTCCAAGATTCCAATTCGGCCTCACTTGATGCTTCATATACAAGATGCGGACCGTCGCATTTGTTGATAATATCGCGATGCCCTCTAACCGCCTCGGCAAGCCTTGGAAAGGCAGCCAGATCATGCATCAACTGCGCAAACTCTTTTGCGGAAGCTGCGTTTTGACCATCCAACTTATTTGCTATGGACTCATAGCTCACTCCCTTGGGAGGCTTTCCTCCCAAGGCCAGCGCGCTCAATGAATAGAAAGCTGTTGTGCATGGGATTTCCGCTTTATATCTATAGAGTCGCAGCTTCGCGATATCCGTTTTAGATATTGAGATCAGGCTCGGGTTGTCTTGTGCAGCTGAACTTGCCGGTTGAGCCGCATGCCCTTGCTGAAACTCAGCAGCATTAGAGTGCTCCGCACTTTGGTGCGAGTGATCGCATCCAGTCGACGCCACTAGCGTCAGGACGCACCATACCCATCCCTTACGCATCTCGACTCCCCTCCTGTGTTGAGTGGAGCGGAGTTTGCCACGGGACGAGCTGTCAGGCATCAATGAAACCGGATGTACCGGACCCGCGAGAAGCCGAGCATCCGCAGCGTCGGCTGAGGCGACCAGATGACGCCGACGCCCTCTAGGGCGTGGAGTACGCCGGCAGCGCCGTCGCAGACCAGCCATACGCCGACATGCGGGTGATCGCCACCCCGAAGCAGCACGGCGTCCCCGTGCCGGGGCTGCTCGACCTGCTCCCACGCCCCAGAGGCCAGCTGCTCGGCGAAGAGATCGCGCATCTCGTGCCCCATCGGCAGGTCAGGCAGCGCCTTGCCGAAGTACGTCCGCTGGCAGTGCAGCAACAGCCCACGGCAGTCGTAGGCGTCCGGTCCGTCCGCTCCAAGCTCGTAGCGCTTGCCGACCAGGGCGCTGATCTGCGCCGGGGTCAACGGATCAGCCCCGGGAAGTCCGCCGGCTGGTAAAGCCGGTGCGGGAAGGCCCAGTTCGTGACGTCATCCAGCGTCGCCGTGATCTGCACCTGGAAGACGTCGACCTGCACGTCGGTGGCGATCATCGTAATGGGTGGATCCATCTGCGGTGCCGACAAGTCGGACAGCAAGTACGGTCGATAGGTGACCTCGATGACGTTCGGATCGCTCGCGGCAGCTTCCAGGTAGCCGATCAGCTCGCGGCCCACGTTGTCCATGGTGATGACGAGCTGCGGTGTCTGGTTTTCCTCGAAGCCCGGACGCTTGACGTCCACCGCCATCGCCTGGAACCGCACCTGCTCTCCCGCGTTCATCGGCGCGTCGGATTCCAGTGTCGCGTAGAGGTCTTCGTAGCCTATGACGATGCGCGCAGCCGTGGGATTCCCGTCGTCGTCGACGAAGGCCGGATGCCGTATTTCCAGCGTGTCGAAAATGATCTGGTCGACAGGATTGGAGGCATACGCCTCCTTGAGCGCGTCGGAGTACGTTGCCATCAGGAGGCCACCGGGAAGGAGAGGGTTTCGAGCTTGCAGGACACGTCGAAGAGATCAGGCCGGCCAGCACTGGCCACCTGGTAGGGTTCCGTGAGCCGCGCCCGCACTGGGGTGAGCCCTTGCCCATTGGGCAGCCGGACGGTGAACCACGCGATGCCAGCCTGGAGGTCGTTCCGGACGAACGACTCGAACGTGCCCAACTGGTCCCGCGTCAGGCGCCAGGTCGCGGTCACGGCCGCTGGCGTGGAGACGAAGCGGCGACGCTGGCGCGCCAAGCCTCCATCCATGTCGGTGCGCGCAAATGCGCTCGTATACTGGTAGCCGTAGCCGTCCATGCGGCAGACCGGCAGCGATGGCGGAAAGGTAGGATCGGCCATATCAGGCATTCACCGCGGGGTTGAGATTGAATCGGGCGCGCATGGCAGGGACCAGCGGTCCCTGCCCCTTGGCGACGTTGCTGGCGATCTGCTTCTCGATGGAGTCGATGAAGACGTCCAGCTGCGGCAGGCCGTTCTTGCCGGTGCTCTGCTTGGCCGTGGCCTGCACCTTGTCGCCCTGGCTGTTGTAGATGTTCACGGTCAGGCCGCCCTCGGCCGACATGCCGGACCCGCCTCCGCGGCTGGCGGGCTGCACCTGTCCGTTCTGACCGGAAAGCAAATAGGTTCGGCCTCCCGACTGGAATAGCTCGGGGCCGTTCTCGGCGACCTCGTAGAGCTTGCCGGCCTCGGTCGGTCCACCAGTCGCGCGCGCGCCGCTGATCGTGAAGGTGGAAAGGTCGCTGCTATAGCCGGAGATGTCACTGTTGATGGATTGCTGCATCCATGCGCTACTCTCGCCACCGGAAACTATCGGCATGAATCTCGAAAAGAGCTGTCCCATGATGCCGCTCGCCGCCGCCTTGACCTCCATGCGGACGATGTCGGCAATAATCGAATTAGCGAGATCGGTGAAGCTGAGCTTCCCCGTCTGCACGAACTTGATGATGGCGTCCTCCATGCCGCTGAAGGCATCGGAGAATAGTTGCGCGGTCTGGCTGGCGACGTCCCGAGCCTCGGTGCTGTACTGATCAAGTGCCCTCTGTGCTCCTACGCTCCAGTCCGCTTGCAGCGCGTCACGCTGAGCGAAGTAGTCCTGCTCCGCCTTGATCTGCTGGTCCAGAGCAGCCTTGAACTGGGCCACTTCCTGGTCATAGGTGTCCTGCGTGATGTCCTTACGAGCGAGCTGTTTGCCCGCCTGGCTCATCAGGTCGTCGTACTGTCGGCGGATCTGCCGCAGCGCTGCCGCATCCTGGGCATATTGTCCGCCACGGCTCAGCCCGGCCAGATCGTCCGCATTCTGCTGCGCGTACTGCTGCTGGATGCGAGCGATGTTGTCCTGGACGACCGCCATGGCCTCCAGTTGCTTCTGGTGTTCCTGTGCCGCCTTGGTTGCGTCGCCCTGCGCCACGGCTTCGGAGAGCAGCTCGTTGACGTATGCACGCTGGGCTGGACTCAGCTTGAGGTGACCGGCAGAGATGTCGTTGAGCACTTGGACGCGCAGGCGTTCCGCGGCTGTTAGCTTGTCCTCGCTACCGGCCGCCTCCTTGTCCTGGGCGATGCGTTCGGTAATCGAGCGCACCACTGTGTCGTACGCCTGCGCCTGCTGACGCGCTGCCGTCTGCGCCTCCTGGGCGGACTTCTTCGCGGCCTCGGCGGCATCGTAGTCAGCGGCGGCTTTCAGCGATGGGGCCGCCTCTTTCTGAGCTGCAGCGATGGCCTTTGCTTCGGCGTCCGCGGCAAGATGCTGCGCGCGGATGTTCTTGATGACCTGATCGAGTTCGTCCTGCACCACCTGCACCGCGGTCTTTCCGTCGGTCGCG